GTTGTCGTGGTGAGATCAGTCAAAAGAGGTGAGAGAAATGAATAAAAGAGGATATTTCGTACATAATAGCGACGAATGGTGGGGTTTTGCAGTCGTGGCGACGTCTGCAAAGGAAGCGAAGAAGATTGTGCACAATTCAGGCGAACTGATCGGCACAGATTGGATTGATATAAGGGTTCGTTGGATGCGTGATGCGAAAGTGGACGATCTGCCGATCGGGATAGTCGCAGATGATAGAGCCGCATTGATCAGGGGATTGTATGGCGGTATCACGGATTACCCATGTGATGAATGCGGGAAAGAACGGAGTGTGATTTGCTGCTATGGACGGGTACTGTGCTCATGTTGCGCCGAGAAGGAATATCGACTACATGATATGGCGTCGAACAATAGGTAGTTAATATGAACACACTGGACATATTTGAGCTTAATGCGAAGATAAGTAAACGGATGTGGAGATTCGTTTCGTTTGCAACTGGGATAAATCCAACATTGGAAGACCCACAGTCGGTGTCTTATGAGGACGGCGATCCCACATACCGGGCATTTTGTCGCACATTGGCATGGGAAGCAATGAAAGAATGTGGCATGATTGGAGATTAGGCAACACTGACTAAGGTGATTCGATGAAGACGAAAGAGGTGACTGGTGTGGGTAGGACAATGACAGGATGGAAATTTGAAACACTTGATGGAGAGGATGGGTTCGAGTTTGAGATCGAAGGTGGTTCGGACATTGTAAAAAAACTCACGGACATAATGGAAACTGTTGAGAAAGACATGAAGGAGAGAACATGAACTTGGTACAAATCATAAATCTGGTGACCGAGTGGTCGAAATGTCCAGACATCGATGAATCGGAATTGGACGTAGAGATATCTCCGGATTGCAAGGAATTTAAGATTGTAGCAGAGGGTCAAGATGGAAATAGATTTAAAGAGAAGTGAAATACGGTGTGAATGTGGTGCATTGATTTTTGATGGACTCACTCACAAATCGTTTTTGGTAGAGACTATCGATGGAGAGTTGATATGTCCTAAATGTGGTGCGGAAGAAACTGTCATAAACAAGGTGAATCTATGACATTACCAAGCAGAAAGTTTAACGGTGTGGAATATTTTAGAAGACCGCAAATATACCACACCAAGAAAGACGCTAACGAAGCAGCTAAATGGTGGAAAGATGAAGGATATAAGGTACGTATAGTTAGATCGAGTCATAAAATTGGGAAGATGTATGACTATCGGATTTATACGTTAAAAGTTTGATAGGACAGTGATTAAATGTCAGATTTATATAAATGTCCTAAATGTGGACACGTAATGGAACTTGAAGATGATGAGTGTGAAATCGATGAATATTATATATGCCCGAAATGTAGAGGGTGGCTGGAAATATTGGTTTGACGCCGCAGCCCGATTGGACGCCAGTGTGTTGCGCTGGTCTCGGTTCGATTCCGTTGCGGGCTATTTAAATGAGGTACGACCGATAAGTTTATATAGAGTTACTTACTAACTTATTATTGCGGCACATGCCGGCACACATCACCAATGAACCAATCACGCTTGACCAAAGTGAGGTTGGGGTAGTATCGTCCGTGTTGCGGTCAAAACACTGGCGAGAAAGCATGGTTTCGCGAGCCATGTGATGGTGCGATGGTTCGACTCCGTCGGTGCCGCATCGATGAAAACTCTAAACGAAACATTCACAGATGAGGAGTATGAATCGATGCTCCGCGTGAAAAAAGAATCTAAGCTAAACTGGCACGATTTCATCTTGGCATCGTGTTTGGAACATAGGGAGCAAGAACAATGAAACAAACTGTGGAAAGCGTGTCTTTAAACGACTTGAAACAACGGCTCGAGCGGGTAGATTTTTCTGAAGTCAGGGATATCGGCGAATGGTTGCTTGCTCAGAAGATGATTACATTACTCGATTTGGTTGATCGAGAAGTGCTTCTGTTATCTGATGTTTCTCTTTGGTTATATGGTGTTCAGTACAGCAATTCATTCGGCGAGCATGATACTACCTATGCGTTCGCTGAGGAGCTTGTAAACATTATTCATAACATCGATGAACGTTATGAACAAGACGCTTGAAATAACAATGAACGTGGACGAAGCACCACGCGAGACAATATTCCGAAAGCCACATTCTTGTGGATACGATGAATATGTATATATTCTAAAAGAGTGTGCGCGAATAGTGGGAGGAAAGCGAGATTGACCAGAATACGTCAAATGAGGTGCAAGAACAATGAAACCCGAAAACGAACATGAAAAATTGTTGGCAGAATTGCTTGGCATTGCAAATGGTGTACGAAAAGCAGTCCTGCTTGGGAGGGCACGAATAGAGAATGTTATTGCTGAAAGCCCTTTCGACAGAACATACTGTGCATGTCTTCTCGAATTTGTGGAGATGTTCATGCATGGGCACGATCAGCAGGAGATATTTGATGCATTGCAGGTATTTCCGGAGCTCGCTGATAAATTGAGAAACATGAAGTTGTTATGTTGGGAATTAGAGGATGATCAAAATCTGCGTAAGAGGCAGTAATATGACAGACATGATAAGAATGCTAAACAAAGATTATGACTTAACTGTCATAGATGAGACAGAACTTGCAGACACTATGAAAGATCTATGTGAGACATATTTGATGTGTCGCTATGAGGTATCAACTGCGACACTAGATGTGTGGGATAGTATAGTGCGAGTCTCAAAAGAGATCGTTAGAAGAAGCACATGGAGTAGTAGCGACTCATGAAAATATTAGTTGCATGTGAGTTTTCTGGCATTGTGAGAGACGCGTTTGCAAAACGCGGGCATGATGCATGGAGTTGTGATCTGCTTGATACAGAACGCCCGGGGCAGCATATCAAAGGGGACGTTCTGGACATTCTCGATGATGGATGGGATATGATGATCGCGCATCCCCCATGCCAGCATCTCTGTGTCAGTGGAGCAAGATGGTGGGCAGAAAAACAAGCGGATGGTAGACAGCAGGCTGTGATAGATTTCTTTATTACATTGATGGAAGCGGATATCCCAAAAATCGCTGCAGAAAACCCTCCAGGAATTCTTACGAAGGCATACCGTCCACCTGATCAGTACATACAGTCGTATTGGTTCGGAGATGAAGCATAGAAGAAGATCGGTCTCTGGCTCAAAAATCTTCCAAAACTTGTGCCAACCAATATTGTAGACAGAGGTAAAATGTGGGTTCAGAAAAACGGACGAAAACGGGGTGCAGCGTGGACAATGTGCTTGCCACCGAGTCCAGATCGCTGGAAGATACGGAGTCGAACTTTTGAGGGGATCGCGGAAGCCATGGCGGAGCAATGGGATGAGAAGATTGATCAGAATAAGTTAAATGAGAGTCGCATAATATGACAGTAGACATAATCACAATCGGAAAACGCAGTATCTACAACCCCGCACACTATCAGATCAAGGAATTGTATAAAGATAAGAATTGGCTTGTGATCGATTTGATGTTTACGTGGGATATTCCAAAAGCAATCAGTGAATTAAAACAACAAAGGTTGAAACATTATGATCGCGTTTTCATCGATGGGGTTGGATGGAAAAACCTCGGCAATGATCCAGTACTTGACTGGGATGCGATAGCGCGAATGCCTTATGAACAAAAAGAAGACTACCAAGTAACTAAAATCACGAAGGGATGCCCGCATAACTGCCCGTATTGTTACAGTGATGATTTTGAAGTGGTTAATCTTCCAATGCCGTTTAATCGAAACAAAGTGCTTCTAGTAGATGAGAACATCCTTGCACACCCAAATATACTCACCGTATTGGATGATTTAAGAAAAACACGCGTAAACGGAAAAGTTATTCATTTTGAAGCAGTGTGCGGGTTCGACTTTCGATTGTTAGATGAGGACAAAGCGTTTGCGTTGAAACGCGCCAGATTCGTCAAACCACGAATTGCATGGGATGGTGGAGTTCTGCAAGATCACGATTCGATTGATTATGCATTGAATATTTTACAAACCGCAGGATATCATGCATCGGATATTTCGGTTTTCGTGCTTACGAATTGGAAAGTTTCTTATGCTGATTGTCTGCTTAAACTCGAATATCTGAAAAGGTGGGGTGTTAAGATCAACGATTGTTGCTATAATTGCAGTTATGATGATCCGATTCCGCAATACTGGACTATGGAAGAAATAAGAGACTTTAGACGCCGAGCACGAAAACACAACCAATTAATCAATTTCAGAGGATATGATCCAGAACAATAATGGGCTTCTATCATATATTTATGAGGATGCTGGCGGCTCTAACTCCAGCACTCTCCAATATTTTTTTCTGATCGCCTCTCGGATCAGCCTGCCGTACATCCGTGCCGCCAGCGCCGCGTTATCACAGAACAGGACGGACACGTCCAGCATGAACAGATCGGCGAGCGTGGTCATCTTCTTTTCGTTCACCGAGTCATTTTTTTTCGTGGCAAACCTGCGCTTGTAGTCGAACTTCCCGCCGCTGAATTCTGGCTGGTACAGCAGGAAATCCGAGAGTGTGCCCTCCACGATCACGACCATCTGGTCGAATCGCGGATCCGCTCTGAATCGCTCGATCTCGCGGTAGAATCTGGCTCGATTCTCTTCCACGATGAGCGTGCCATAAGCGTCCTGTATGGACTTTCGTTCGCACAGTACAGGAACATACCTGTCACCATCCGAAGTCCTCACCACGCCTGCATAATCACCGGTCTGCGCAAATCCTGACGACTTTTTAGATGGCATCGGTTCGGTTTGGTAGCCGATCATCTCCGATGTCCAGGGAGTCTGTTCATTCTGCGCAACCTGCACCACGATCTCAACGCGACGCATCCAGCCGCGGACTTGTGTGTCGATCTTCTTGAGGATCGCTTTGGAGTCCGGATATTCGAGTCGCTGCTGATGTAATTCAGTGATCGCAGCAACGTAATCGGATTCAGTTTTTCGTTTTGCCATTCACTCCTCGTATGTATCTCATTGCGAAATCAGTCAGTTCGCGTTCATCGTCCTCGCCTTCTGGCTCGAAACACACGAGAGGCAATTCATCGTTAGATACTACTCTCATACACGATCACCCCTGCATCGTTTGATGAACGCTATCAGCTCCCGCGCATCTCCATCGTTCTCCGGCTCGAAACATACCGCGGCAGTTCGGGCGGTTTCGAGTTCATCATTGTCAGATACACCAGTTATGAGAGAGAGCCCCTCGCCTGTGGTGATTCTCATGAGTCTCGCTCCTCTCCTGCCTTGAACAGAAGATACCGTATCACTCCATCCATCGATGTTTGCTCGTCACGCTCCTGGATTTCCAGGAGCTTTTGCTTCGTTTTCGGACGTACACTTATTTGTACCATGTTGGATGATTGGTTCTCATCACACTTATAGGTTACTGCCACAACATTTATATAAGAGCATCGCCAATATGTGATTGTTCGGCGCAGGTTACACCCACCTACACACCTACCGTTCTCCTCTTTGAGACTGTTCTCCTGCGCCGGGCAACATAGAGGTCGCCGCGGTCGCGTTGCCTCACGGTCGCGGCGTCTGCCACACTCCCGTTGAGTAGCGGTCAATCTCGCAGGGCTTTGGACCCTGTTACGGCGGTTCGAATCCGCCCGGGAGTATCCTAAAAAGGAGGTAACCATGTTGAAGAAAATGCTCATTAAAGATATCGAAGCGAGAATACGGAATCTTGAGAGGGCGATCGACACAGATCCCTATCACAGAGAGTATCTCGAAGGACAGTTGTCAGCGTACCGCTACGTGGTCGCGATGGTGGTAGAAATCGAGGAAGATTGAATCATGTCGTCAATTGAAATCGGGAAGAAGTACAGGAATGTGCACACAGGATATATTTGTAGAGTGCGAAAAAAAATTTTTTTCAATATCCAATATGTCTATGAAGGAGATCCTGAGCTCTATTATTGCCACTATAAACGGTTTCGGAAGAACTGGATTGAAATACATGACGAAAACGAGGAGGATTGATTGAATGACCACATACACAGAATCACACAGCCACATCGATCATAACTGGAACACGGATGGATTGGATGGGGCATGACACAATCGATGGAAACGAGGAGAATGAGTAAATGACAGTACGGTATCCAGAATACGACAAAAGTCGGCGTATAGGATTGTTCTGTGAAAATTGTGGGTTGATTATGTATGTGGATCGCTACCACGCAGAGCAGATAATGGCTAAAAGGTGTCCTGATTGCGGCGGTGATTTGATCTGGATATTGCCAGACCAACAGCCAGAAGGAGATGGATTCTAACCATGACAGAATGGACTAAACACAGAAACAAACTCGAAGAGTATCTAACTGATACGATATGTGAAGATGATGCACTCGATTTTCTTGGTATACGATACGATGTCCAGAGCAAAGTAGCGTCGAAACTGAAAAACATGTCTGATGATGAGTTTGAATCAACATGGGGTGCGTACATACCGTGGACGATTGATGACGAAATAGCAGAGATTGAGGAGGATTGATCGAATGCCAGCAATATCATTCCAAGGAATGTGGCTCGATGCTCTGCTTTCTGGACGCAAGAGGCAGACCACAAGAGCGACAGATCGAATCAAGGTTGGTGACATCGTGCGCATCTACAATCAGCAACGTAAACGAATTGCCGACAAGCCGTTACGTAAAATGACTCCGGAGGGGCTCGAGCGGGAGTGTATGCGATCCTACCCTTTGATCCGACCGGACATCATGAGGGGCGAAGGACACGCGCACTTCATTGGTAAAGTGGAGATCACGGACGTCTTTGGGATTCACCCTTGCTGGATGCCGATTGAGGAGTTGGACATGTGGGCATGGCAAGATGGGTTCAGAAATTTCATCGATGCGGATAAATGGTTTACGAAGAACTATGGAGATGATTGGATGAACCGAACGTGGTATGTAATCCGGTGGAATGAATGGTTAGAGAGGTATTTTGAAGCAAAGACAGAATAAGAGTGATGGAAGGAGGTTAAAAATGTACATAAAATGGACTAAAAAACTTAAAGAGAAATTCGGACATTCAAACGCAATTGATTTATATATCAAGGAAGAAGAATGTTTGAATCGATCGTGTTTCAGTCCGCATGATTGGAATCATGATAGGCATTTAGTATGTCTAACGAACTCGAAATATGGATGTCCAAGAGGTGATGATGAGCGATAGACGAAAAATCAAAATCGTGATAACAGCGATCAGTATAGGTGATAATTTTGAGACATCCGAAAAAAATAATGAATGTCTCTCAGAAATTATGGACATTATTACAGATGATCATGTAACATTATATCGAATTTTAATGAAGTGTAAACATCTTTTAGAGACAATAGAGAATGAATAACATGAACATAAACGCACGTATCCCGCTCCCCGCGAACAGATATGCAGTTATAAGCGTGCCTGATAAGATGACTCATCGAGAATCTGATATACTCAAGAAGCTCATCGATCTATACGTATGTGAGGCAGAGACCGACATTGATGATGACATTATGGAGCAAATTGAAGAAGGGCAAAGAGACGATGCTGAAATTCGGAACTTTGAGGAGCTTGCAGAAGAACTCGGAATATGAGGACTATAAATGGGTGACAACTTCAAGCGATATACAGAAGAAGAGAACCGACTGATCGGCGAGTTCCGTGAGAAAAACCTTTCCCTCCGAGAGATCGCAGAGCGCCTCGGCAGAAGTCGCGCTAGCGTGCGTTGCCAGATCACAAAACTGCGTTCTCTGCGTAAGATCAGATGACACGAACAAACATATTTGGAGAATAATTATGTTAGATATGGAATTTCGAGATGGACTGCAGAAAGTATTGGAAGAGAATCCAACTAATGATGCAGCAGTAATTCAATATGTGCTTGAGCATGCGTGGGAACAGTACCCGCGACCATTCTTTATTTGGCTCAATCGGAAGATTAGGGCTTATGATCAGTTCAAATAAGGGTATTGACAACCACATGTCCAACATCGAGAATCGCATAATCGACATTGTTAGAAAAAACGGAGTCATGAACGGAATGCAGATATGCAGAGCATTGAATGGGCGCGATCGATGCAACGAAGGCTATTATGGCGGCACGAAAGGCAATGATCGCAATTTGCTCAAATTGTGTAAAGAAAATGGTTGCGAGATTACATATTTTAAAGTTCTTCGGATACTTCAAAAAATGGAAAAAAGAGGATTGCTTAAAAGCGATAAACGATACTACTTCGACAAATGGCGCTACAAAGGAACAAAAAAGCTCGATTTGTTTAGATTCTGGTACGTGGATTATAATCAGTTTTATAATAAGATATTGGTAAACACATTGGAGGCATATTTATGAGTGTATGTAAACGAAAAGGCAACTTCGGAGAAGATGAGTATCACAAATGTTTTATTCTTGGATGCGATGGATACGTACATCCAAAAACGGCTGAAACATGCCCTGTCTGCAATTTCAAGAAATGTGAACATGGTCACTGCGCATGTGACGCAAGCGAAGAAACACGATACGCGCTTAAAGTGTTGTATGAGACATATTGTGAATTCTGTTCAGACACAGATACAGAGACATGACCAAGAACCAACTAAAAATCGGCGTATGTGGAGTGCACGGCGCAGGCAAAACCACGAAGGTACATGAATTGAGAGATCAGTGCATCGATGCTGGCAATACGGTGTACGTGGTGGAGGAGGTTGCCCGATCTTGCCCCATTTGGCTCAGGACGATCGAATCTCAAGAATGGATATGGGAACACCAGTTGGCAGCTGAAAAATACGCTATGAGTCTCGATGTAGACGTAGTGATATGTGACAGGACGGTGATGGACAATCTCATGTACTATCTTGATATCGCTGTCGCGTCGATCGAAGAGACGGAAGATTGTGATCAAATCCTGTGCAGATGGGAAGATTTGTACAGTGAGGCAATCCGATGGATGCCCACGTACGACAGAGTGATCCGGATGCCGTTGAACCTCGAGTGGCTTCAAGCAGATGATCCGATACGTCCGAAGGATGAAGAGTATGCGCGATGGATCGATCTGCTTTTTGATATCTATGTCCAGGACTACGTGACGGAATAAAGCAATGAAAAAACCAAACATAAGCGAGTGTAAAAATATTCACGCGTTGATACGTGATAGATATATTTCATGCAGAAAACACCCCACGCTTGATTTGTATATTTACAATTATACCCCAAAAACACAGTGGGAAGCAAAGTGGAACGAGTGTACCGAACGATGTAGAGGACTCATCACGAACACGATGGGCGAGATAATAGCGAACCCGTTCCCGAAATTCTTTAATTTGGGTGAACGTATGCAATTATCTGATTTGCCAAACGAGATTCCAGTGATCACTGAGAAACTCGATGGATTCTTAGGTATATTGTACCCAGACGGCGACACCCCTGCAATAACGACGCGCGGTTCGTTTGATTCACCGATGGCGATATGGGCTACAAGGTGGATCAACGAGAGATATACAATGTCGGATTTTAAGAAAGGATATACGTATCTGTTCGAGATCATTGATCCGGCGTTGCGGCGCGAGCAAGGGCTGATTGTGGACTACGGTAACAGATCAGAATGTGTTTTGCTTGCGGTTCGTGATACGGCAACGGGAGCAGAGATCAATCATATAGATGAAGCAACGCGGCTTGGGTTATCATACGCACGGGAGTTGAATGGTACTCTCGAAGACGCGCTTGCCGCGTTGCCATCTTTGCGAGGCACAGAGATGGAAGGGTTCGTGTGCAAGTATTCGAATGGATTGCGAATCAAACTGAAGGGAGAGGAGTACGTACGGTTACACAAAACCATATCAGGGATGTCCACAAAACGTATCCATCAGATAATGATCGAATTCGGTGCAGAAGGTATCGAAAACATCATACAAGGAATTCCCGATGAACACTACAAACACATCCACGATGTCATTGATGAAATCCTGCATAAGCAACAGGATATCCTCAATAACGGAATACTGCTTTATGAACGTGTGAAAGATATGCCTTCCCGAAGAGAGCAGGCGGAAATCGTTCGACAATCTCCGTACGCGTCTGTTGTGTTCGCCATGCTTGACGGCAAAGATTATAGAAAAATTGCGATGAAACAGGCTGTGCCGGATATACAGGGATAGGATTCCGTAACATCCCACCGAAATCTTTATGTTCACTCAACACATAGAGAGTTTTACGCAGTGGTGGCCAATTACTTTCCACTGTAGGCGCGTAGAGGTCTGCAACATCTCTGCGTGCTTATTTTTGACGCCGACGGCTGCACGACATACCTACTATCCCTTTTATAAGCACCGCTTTGCGCTGTCAGAATCGATATTCCAGCCGATTGATACCACCCATAAATTAACGGAGCGTTCTCCTGTCGTGATTGGAGATGGTGACATATTGAGTGATTTTGGAAATCGATAGCAGGAGGCGGCGAGGTGACATGTGCTATCGACTCGTCACCTGTCAAAATCGATAGCAGGAGGCACAAAAGTGACAAGGTGACTAGTTTTTCTGGAGGGATAAGGAGATGAATCTATGTGATATGATGTGCAACAGCGAGTGTTAAGTGAATAGACTTCTTTATTAAATATTTACTTAACTAGTACTAGAGAAAACTTGTCACTCATCACCCGCTAGCGTTTTTTTGGTGAATAGTGAAATGGCTAATCACCTCACCCTTCTACTGATAGCGTTTTTAAATCCAACTATTCACCCAACCACTCATCACCTCCGAGATCGCAAAAGTATATATACCGAGAGGGACACAATATCCATGTACACACTCTTCTGGGTGCGGGGCACCGCGCCCACCTCTCACCATTTATATGGTGGGGAGAAGAGGTAATGGTGAGAACCTATGAATCAAAAACAGACGGAAACAACCGATAGCGATGGCTATACAAGGTTTGAAATCCTCAAACCACGTGAATTCAGACAAGCCCTTGCGGATCATCTTGATGATCGCGCAACAGAAACATTAACGAAGGCGACGCGACAAGAAAACAACGGTATTCCTGCGATGGTATATGACGCGGCACCCACTCCACTTCTTTTCGCTCTATATGAGAAAGGCATTATCGATCTTATACTGCCAGATGATGGTCGCAAGTTTAGAGGCGGTGCAGAGGTGTATATCGGAGACACTGGATTGGAGTATGCGAAACCTACCCAAAAAGGGATCAAATTATCCTATAATCCTATGTTCAAGTACACATGTGCGTTCTGTGGTGATGAAAAAATATCTCGTGCTGGGGTAAAGCCGGTAATATGTACAAACCCGGGTTGTGGCAGAAAAAATTCATTCAAGGCGAACTATCCTACCGAGCTTGAAAAACCAGTGTGGTTACTCGGTGAAAAACCAATCGAATCGCAACCGATAGAGATATACGATGAACTCCTGGATTTCTATCGTGATCATATCGTTCTACGGGAACAGGAATACCACACACTTGCTGCGTGGGTGATGGCATCCTGGCTTGTGGACGATTTCCACACCTGTCCGTATCTCGCTCTCATTGCTCCAATGAGTTCCGGAAAAACACAGGTGCTCGAAGCCATCCGGCAGACCGCATATCGTGCGTATGGTCTTGCATCCGTCACCCCTGCCGCAATCTTCAGGGCGATCGAAACGTGGAAACTCACGCTCTGCATCGATGAAGCAGAGCACCAGATCAATACGAACTCCGAGTCGGGGCAGGCGATCTATGCTTGCTTGTTGGCGGGGTACAAACGGGGAATCGGGGCGATGCGTGCAGAAAAACATGGGGATGACTGGATGCCCACTTCTTTTGATCTGTTCGGTTTCAAAGCGTTCTCTGGAACAAAAATCGTTTTGCCAACACTGGCTTCTCGGTCAATTGAATTCCGGATGCGGAAAGCAAGGCCGAAGTACGATCTTTTCACACAATCGGATAGTTTGCGGTTGAGAAGTATGTTGCTATGGTTCAGATTCACAAACTTACATAAACATAAAATTATATACCCACAAAGCGAGGATGGTAGGATAAGAGAACTTTATGCACCTCTATTCACGATATCTCGTTTGTTCGACAGTGAAGCGAAGGAAAACCTTCAGAAAATGCTCGAAGAGTCAATGCAGACAAAAAAGGCAGATGATCGCCAATCAACTGAGGCAGAAATCATATCTGCGATAAATGAACTTGCAGAGCATGATTCTGGCAGTCTCACAGGAGAGCGGGTGTTCATCTACCTCAGTGAATTACTGGACATGTTAGGATGGGATCGGGATCGCAGCACATCGATTCGTTTGGGGAAATCTCTCAAAGCAATGGGTCTGCGGACACGACATACCAAAACCGGGAATGTGCTCGATCTCTATGATGGTGACAATGAAGCGCAGTTGAAATACCTCCAGGAGAGATATATCTCGTGAGCACGGGGGTCCGAACCAATGAGGCGCAAATGGCAAGCACCCAGGCAATGCTTCTGTGGTAAGACATTCATGCCGAAGCATCACAAGCAGAGATGCTGCTGCAAATTGCATCAGCGTATCCACAACATGGCAATGCAAAGCAAATTCGGGCGGAACCTGCTCAAAGAGAATCCGACATCAGCGATACGATGGTATAGGGGGTATCTCGAGTATGGCACATCCCAGTAAGACCATAGAAGCACCGGACGACCTCATTGAAAGAGATCGCATCATTATGCAGGCAATATGTGAGTATAATTATCCATCGATGTCGTTATATGATCTTGGGTTTGGCGGCTCGAAATGGGCGAAGGCGTTTGCACGAGTCCGAAAACGGTTCTCAATCAAACCAGCGCTTGGACGGAAAAGATACTACACTCCTGACGAAAAGACGAAAGAGATGATGCGAGAGGCGATGTCGGACGGTAAAACAATCCGAATCACGCGCTTGCAATACACCGTTTTACGCGGACTTTCAGGCGGCGCAATGCCCAGCGACGCTCTTGCAGATTCACTCAAATTACCACGCACCACTGTGATGTCAATGGTGCGGAAATTGCGAGAGTGCGGGTTGGCGAGACAACGACATATATCCGGAAAACTGTACTTATACGAACTCACCGAGCCTTACACAGAACTCGAAAAAAAAATCATCGTCAGCGATGCGTGTGCGGTACCAAAAGTATCCGATGCGGAAGCACGATATTATGCAATCTTGCGGAATTCGGGGCTGACGGGGCAGTATCTTTTCGCTCAATTCTGTAAGATGTTCCCATATCGATCTGCGAATGGTATTGCTTCAAATGTGCGCAATGTCGCACTGAAACGAGGATGGTGCCGATGAGTCCGTACCATCCTGAAAAGTCAGTCCGTATTCATGTGGAACGGATCGTCAACACCCTGCTCGAAGACGATCATAGATATGATGCGCAACACATCATCGAGTGCGTGATGTCGATAGTCCCTGATACCAAAATAGGATCGACCCACAACCGATCGATAGCGGCTGCCGCGGTGTGGTTGGCAAGCCGGATATGTCGCAACTATCCGGAGGATGGCTTTCCTCGATGGACACAGCTGGAAATCAGCAAAGCGGCAGGTGTAGCGGAAACGACGATCCGTAACGTTGCGAAACACCAATTCCGCGGGGATGATTGATGCCACGTTGTTTTTTAGTTATAACTAAAAAAACAAAAACAATGCTCATATTGCTGCGCATCGGAAAACAAAGCATCTCGTACCGTCTTTTTGATATTCATATACACTATAGGAATGAAACCGATAGCAGTAGCCACACCGAAAAGTATATGTAGTATGTAGTTAGATAGGTACTCATGGGAACAGAATTACACTGCCCAAATAAAGAATGCAATTGGACATGGATTTATCGCGGGAAAAAGAAATATCCCGCATGGGTTACGTGCCCAAATTGCCTGCATAAAGTCAGATTGCCGAAGGTGATGGAATGCGAGTAACAGACAAGAATATGAATGCTTCTGGCATCTATTTGATAAAAAACACGAAAACGGACAGAGTATATATTGGGTGCACGACACAAACATTTAATCAACGTTTCCGCGGGCATATCAGTGCTCTTGAACGTGAATGTCACCACAACCGTTTTTTACAAGCGGATTGGAATGCATATACACCACAAGATTTCGAGTTCAGAATATTGGAATTAGTTGATCAAGACCTTTCCGATATACACGAACGTGAAAAAGGCTGGATTGCAAACTATCGTGATTTGGGTTCTGGTTGCTATAATACAGGTGAAGGTATTGGATCAGTACTGTCTATACATAGGACAGGGGGTCGCCGCATCATGACGATCTCGATCTTGGCATCGAGCAAAGCTAAGTTCGTCATGTTCCAGTTGTGGCTCAAAGATCATCGCCCGGACAAAGAGTGGTACCAAGGCGAGGTGATGGACGAGATCATCAGCGATTCTCCGTTGTGGAGAGAATTCCTCGCACAGGAGGTGTGATAATGGCACGCATCCTGGCCATCGAGAACCTGCCAGACGGCGCAGATGCCGAATGGGTGCAGGACGGATTGCGGCGGATGCTCGGTGATGATGTCGTGATGCAACAGATGGTGATCGTGGAGACGCGTGGGTGATCCTGCGCGTGTTCCATTTTGCCCCTTCGGCGTATGGCAGGCGCCGGAACATGTTATCCCCTGCGGGCAACAGGGAGATCGTGGTGCAGCGGTCTGGTCCCCCGCCTGCATCGTCTTTTAGTGTCGAACGGAAAGCGTTCCCTTGCGTGCAAGTCGCAAGCGGCACATGCTCTAGGACGGAGCAAGGAGATGAAGCAACATGTCGGAAGACACACAGAAAACAGTCTCGGAAGAGACAATTGCGTCAATCGTTGACGCGGCAACGCACATCGCAGAAGACAGTGATGCGATGAGACAAAACTTGATTGCAATCGCGAAAGCACTGCAACCGATAATCGAGAGAGCGGGAATCCAGTTCGGCTCACTCGAAGATTCGCAACTCTGGACCGCAGGCGCAGATCCGGATAAGTGGACATGCCGGATCGCAATCGGGAAGGATCAAGATGGCTGGACGCTCGGCGTGGAGAGTACGCTTCTCTGGCCTGAGCAATGGGACGGCTCAAGGTGGATCGGGCATCCTGATCCCTTCTGCGCAGACGCATACGCGAACCACGCTGCGTCATTGCAGGAGTTTTCGCGTGTATCGAGAGCGGATATTGCAAAAACAATCGAACGACTGCCCGCCTTCATTGAAGCATACGCTGCGGAACTGAAGCGCAGGCATCAGAAGTATGCTGATCTGCGCAAGAAAGCGGAGCAGATCAGGGCAGTCTTGGAGGAGACAGCGTAGGCGGGATTCACCCGCTTACATTTTTCAGAGGTGAGAGAAATGACCATAAGAACAATATGCGAAATACATGTCAGGCAAACCCACCCGACCGCGTCCGTCTCAAATCTTCTGGTGCCGTGAATGCGGCAGAATCATTGCGAAGGGACGGCTTCTGCAACATTTGAAGGAGCGGAAAACATGAACATACCGGACACAAAAGCAGACTGTGCGGCAATCTGCACCGAGCTACGTAACGCGGGATTCGGTGAGCATGGCGTGCTGTCCACCATCCCCGAAGGTATATTGATTGATGTGATGCTTCGCCATGACTGGCACACCAGCACGCGGGCAGAATACTTCTCTAAAATTCTGGTCGTGTACAACCATCTCATCGATCACAAGTATCTCGAGAGAGTAGAGAGAGGTTACCGACTCACAGGAGAGGACATACGATGACCCAGCAAAAAGAGATCAACGCGCAGTACGCGCGTGAGCGGCTCAAGCAGATCGACCGGATGATCGTGAAGATCAAGGCGGCGAGAACCGATGCGATTGCGAGATCGAATCCACAGGCGAACGAGCGCACCCGCGAGTTTGAGCGGCGCGAGGTAGAGCGATACACTGCAATGCTGGCAGATATGCAAGCGGAACGTGCGGTGCTATCCCGCAGAGCGAAAGTTTAATATAGGGTGACATCCAAGTTGAAGTTGTTGTTGGATACACCTATTAACGACCTCTATACCCTATTAGCAGCATGGCGCAGCGTGAGCGTGCTGTGCTGCCGTTTTTTTCTTGTTACAGACACAGCGCAAGAAAGCCCCAGTCCTTTAGGGCGGGGATGAATTGCGCACATATACCAAAAGACTTATAAGCAAGTAGCACCAATATATGCATTGAGACTGGGGCTACAGTCTCAGGGTATCACCCAAGAAGCCTCGATGCTTTAGCACGAGGAGTAGTCACGCAAGTATCTCTGATGTGCAGACTATTTTTTTTGGAAGTTCCACAGCAACTTTAATAAGCAGCCTCCGATATATCTTTAGTTAAGTGAAGTTAACCATGAAAGAACAACCACGACACGTCGCCGCATACGAGTTTTACCGCGACATGCCAAAACGGAGTTTAGCGAAGGTTGCACAAAAGTTTGGTGTGTCCGAAACTTCGATCAACAAGTGGAATAAGGCGTTCAACTGGCAGGAACGAGTCATGCTCCATGATCAGGAGGTGCAGAAAGGCGTACGGGAAAAAATGATGCCAGAGTGGATCGAGACGAAGGCATATCTCCTGAAGGTTGCACTGGAACAAGTCAAGAAGGGGCGGGATGCAGGGGTGATCCCGTCTTCCACGCGAGATATGATGGCGGCAATTAAGGAGGCTCGCTCAATCATGGGCGAGACGGATAAAGTCGAAATCACAGGATCATTCCAACACGAAATAGCTGCTGATCCCGACGTTTTGAAAACTGCGAACGAACTGGCACGAAAACTATCGCGTAATAAAGATGTATGAACCCGTAACCCCTGCTCTCTTTGCGATCACTGCCAGCCGTGGAAGGTGGCAGGCAGCAGATCATCTCTTGATGCTTTCCGACAAATTAGTACAAATCGCGGCTGGCAAACTTAAGCGATTAATGGTTTTCATGCCGCCCCGCCATGGGAAGTCAGAGATGATCAGCAAGTACTTTCCGGCGTGGTATCTTGGACATCACCCAGATCACAGGATCATCCTGTCGAGCTACGAGGCAGATTTTGCAGCATCGTGGGGGTGGAAAGCGCGTAACATCATCGAAGAGTATGGTAAAGATATCTTTGGTATTTCAGTGGCTTCGGATTCATCTGCGCGTAATCGGTGGGACATCGCAAATCATGACGGAGGCATGAACACTGCTGGGGCAGGGGGTCCGATCACTGGGAAGGGTGCGCATCTGTTCCTAATCGATGATCCTATTAAGAATTCCGAAGAAGCGCACAGTGAAGTTAAGCGAGATAAGTTATGGGAATGGTACCAGAGTACAGCGTACACCCGGCTTGAGCCAGAGGGCGCGATCATCCTAATCCAGACACGTTGGCATCAGGATGATCTCGGGGGGCGACTATTAAGCGAGATGGAACGTGGCGGGGAACAGTGGGAAGTTCTGAACTTTCCAGCAATTGCGGAAGAAAACGATATACTCGGGCGCAAGGTTGGCGATCCGCTCTGGAGTGAACGGTATAACCTCCAATCGCTTGAAAATATCCGGGAGACCGTTGGGCAGTATTATTGGTATGCAATGTATCAACAATCTCCATACACCAAGACCGGGGGCATGTTCGAGCGCGCATGGTTCGAGATCGTTGACACCGTGCCCCCCGGACGACAGGTGCGTTTCTGGGATTTGGCTGCAACCGAAGCGAAACAAGGCAGCGATCCAGACTGGACGGTGGGCGTGCTGATAGTTGAATCAAGTGGTTCGTACTACATCAAGGACGTGGTTCGTGTCAGGAAGAAACCAGGGGATGTAGAGGCGCTCATCAAACAGACAGCACAGATGGACGGCATCGAGACACAAATCTATATGGAGCAGGAACCAGGATCATCAGGAAAAGGTGTGATTGCCACGTACGCCAAACTTCTTTCCGGATATGCATTCTACGGCGTTCCGAGCACAGGCAGCAAAGTGGTTCGAGCGCAACCATTGAGCGCAGCGGCATCGAGAGGCGATGTCAAAGTCGTGAATGCGATGTGGTTGAACGCGTTCTTATCGGAACTCGAATTGTTTCCGAACGGCGCGCATGATGATCAGGTGGATGCAGCCGCCGGAGCATTCTTGCAGCTCAATGCCCCCAATGAAATTGTCGATCTCTCCGACACATTTGGCGGATACTTCGCACAACATTAATATAATCGCCGCGACAAACAAACAATGCAGATGAACATCCGGGCACTCCTACAAAAAGCGAACCTCATCGGGCGCATCAACAATCTCGAGAAAGCCAGCTCGGTGAAATCACTGGACGCGCGTCCGTATGGCGGGCTGACCACATTCGAGTCACGGCAGAAGTTCCCGATCCCGTATTATGATCACCTGCGCTATCTCGCCAAGCGCAACACTTCTCTTCGCACGATACACCACGTTCTGCAGGACAAGATTCTGGAACGTGATCCGGAGTTCATTCCGCGGTTCGGCAGCAAGTGTATGGAATGCGGGAAGGAGTTCAAGAACCAGACAGACATCTGTGATTGTGGTGGTGTGACGCGGGAGCCGGATCAGGCGCAACTAACACTCATCAAAGAATTTTTCAAGGACTGCAATGACAACGATCAGTCCTTCAAAGCAGTGCTCCGGGAATGTGAAGACAATCTCAATACTCTCGATGATGCTTTTTTAGTTATAATCAAAAAATACTACTTCAATTCCGATAACGAGTTGACATTCTCCCAAGTCCGGGAAATCCTCTCTCTCGATCCGGAGTGGATGAACTTCGACCTCGATGACAAGATGCGGCAAGGCATGACACACTGGACATGTGTTGAGCACAGGACACTCCATGATGAAGAAGGCGTCTGCCCGGAGTGTGGCAAACCCCTGTTTCCAGTCTGGTACATCTATGACGAAGGCAGCCAGCCGATGCCGTATCTGAAAGACGAGATTATCCACTGGAGCCGGTATTCACCATCCAAAACTCACGGCTATCCTCCAGTCGCCACCGTATTCGAGGAGGCGATGATCGAGCTCAACGGGAACATCCTGCTCAATGATACTTACCGCGAGCAGCGCCCACCGAAAGGCATCCTGGCAATCGTCACCAAGAATCTCGCAAGTCTCCAGAAGTTCTGGGAGAAGGAGATGGATCGGGTACGCGTCAATCCAAACCACATGCCAGTGATGGGCATCGAGAGTGACACCGGACGGGGCTCGGCGCAATACACGGCGTTACTTAACTCGGTAGCCGACATGGATGTGCTGAATGTCTCGGAGCGCATGAGAGAATCGATCAGCGGACTATACCGGATCAGTCCTATGTATCGTGGCAGCACCGAAGGAGTGGGTGGGTTGAATGCAGAGGATATTCAGCGCGCAGTCACCGCCGAACCGGTTGCAGCGGCGCATCAGGGGTATCACGAGGAAGTATTTCCGAAACTACTCGACATGTTTGGGATCACTGACTGGAAACTGGAGTTCCCGTCACCGTACCCAGCAAACGATGATGCCGAACTTGACAAGCGCATGAAGGAGACACAGATCGCCGCCATGATGCATGGCATGGGGTTCAATATCGATCTGGACGATGAGACCGGGGAGTTCGTCTACAGTGGCTCGGCGCAGCCTGCACAACCGGATATGGGCATGGGCGGGGGCGAAGATGATGAGGACGATTTCCAGGACGAACTGTTATTGGGGAAAGAATTGCAGAAAGCCCGCAGGTATATCAAGAACCCCCGCGACGCGCCGCCGGGTGTGAAAGTACAACGTGGCAAGCGCGGTGGGTATTTCTATGAGACAACAGGAGGCGATGCACCAAAAAAGAAGAAGCCACCATCCGAACCCCCGAAAAAAGAACCAGATAAAATTGATAAAGAAGATTTGACCAAGCGCATGGGATTCTATCTGTCGGGGCTCAAGTTCCATCCTGAAGGCGAAAAGATGATTGATGCGGTTGATGAGTACACAGCTGTTGATTATATGCCAATTAATAACTATCTCAGATCAAGTGATGATGAAAAAAACAAAAAACGAGATAAAGAACAGATGGAGCACAAAATCGCTGCAATTAGCACTTTTTTGAAAAATGCACCTAAAATGGACGGGGTAGTATACAGGGGAATGAATTTTTGGAAATCTGATTCAGATAGCCTCCATGATTTTGATTCGTTTATAACAAACTTTAAGGAAGGCGGCGCTGTGGAGATGAAATCTTTTACATCAACATCAGCAAATAAAGATATAATTTCTGATTTCGCAAACCCCGGTCGCGCACATGCGATCAGATTTAAAATCAAATCGAAAAGAGGAGTATATCTTGATGGATTGTCACAAGTTCCAGAAGAAGAGGAGGTCCTTTTTGACAAGGGAAGCAAATTCAAGGTGTTGCATATAGATCGCTCTGAATACCCGGATCTTGTACAGATATCTCTGGAGGAAATATGATGATACAAAAAGACACGAGCGACAAATTCAATGCCGTTCCGAAAGACTTCGTGTTCCTCGATGTGAAAAAAAACGAGGCTGACCTCTGGAATATTCTTGGCAGACCTCTTGAGAAAGCCCGCAAGTATATTTCCGATCCATCACAAGCCCCAAAGGGCGCAAAAGTACAGCGCGGAAAAAAGGGCGGCTATTATTACGAGGCAGAGCCCGTGCGCACATCGTTGAAAGTGCAACCCGAAGAAGTCAAGTCGGCGGTAAAAGACATGTTCAGTGAGGGGATGGATGCAAAAATGATTGCGAGCGAACTCGAAAGCAAACATGGTATTAAGGTGCATCCCGAGACCGTGAATAGGTTTCTTGAGCGGGAGGGTATGGAAGTGCGACCGAAGCGGGAGACTGTGAGCCGGCGTGACGTGGAGGCGCAGCAGAAGACGATCGAAGAGCAGGCGAAGCAGATTGAGGATATGAGCGGTGAGATCGAAACGCTGAAGGATGATGTGGAATTCTACAAAGAGAAATATACCGCGCTCGATAAAGAAAACGCTGCGATGAAGCAGGAGATCGCTAACCTCAAGGCGGCGGTTGAGGCACTGAAGACTAGAGGCGGCGAGGAAACAACGGAGGCGGAAAGTGAACATGCGACAACAAAGCCAGAGCAAGAGAAAGAACCGGAACCTCCAAAGATGGAAGAAAACTATAGTAAGACAAGAAGCGGAAAAAACGCGAAGGATGTACCGGTAAAAATGGTAATATCGGGAGATACTTTTGCGATTAAAGATGCTCTTAAATCAAGAGGCTATAAATGGGATGGAACAAATTGGGGTAAAGAAACAAATCTATATGATGCACGAGACGAAGTAAAGCAACTCACATTAGATCATGTTATCAAACCTGATAAAATAGACCCCATTCTACAACCAATCGATGATGATGATCGAAAAGACTGCAGAAATTACATGAAAGATCACGTTCGGAACCTATACGAAAAACCTGGAGAGACATTTGTTGCTAAACTCAAAGAACTTGGATACGCAGAGAATCCAAAAATACCAAAGACATCCTATAAATTCGTGGATGGGAAAGCAGTCGTTGATAAATCCCGCGTAACAGATATAATTCAGATCGGTGATGTTTTCAAATATAACAAAGAGCATCCTAAATTAAAACTCCCCGAATACGAAGGTGGAATCGAAGGGCTCGAGCCCAAAGCGCAAAAATACATTCGATCTTTATTAGAATCAAATTAAGGTACAATTTAAAAGAAATGAGCGCATGACTACAACATATTGCACCTCATCAGACGTCGCAAAACTCATCTGGAGAAATGGTGACGGATCCGACTTCAGCGCCACCACGAACCCCACCAAGTCTTTCGTGGAAGAGCTGATCAACGCGGCGGAGGACGACATAGACAACCTCACACACCACGCATGGCGCAGCGTTCTTGTGTCGGACGAAATACATGATCTGATCCTCGATCGCGTGAACTATCGGCGCTGGTGGGGCTACTACGGGAGGGTTCATCTGAATCACCGGAAGATCCGCGAGTTCATCAGCGGCACACATAAGATCGAGATATGGGACGGCTCGAACTGGGTTGATCTGGTACTGGATGCGAACGGCTACACTGAAGGACGCGATGAGGACTACTGGATCGACTACGAGAAAGGTATCATCTATTTCGTGAATACATATCCACATTCAGTACAGGAAGCCGTCAAAGTGACTTACGCTTATGGTGATGCTATCGTTCCCAGCGACATCAAGCTCGCATGCATGAGGATGGTTGGCATCGATCTGGTGATGCAGGATGATCGCAGCATACTCCTGCCGGAAGGATCAGACAATGTCCGCCAACCGAACAAGATTGAGATATGGCAGGCGGCAGTCGAGAAGACACTCGAGAAATATATGGAGATCGTGTCGGTGTGACTCAAATATTTCCGAGAACCAATATAATCGCGTTTGCAAGTTCTCCACCCGTATCATGTAGGATGCATGATTTATACATATTCGGAGAACCTGTAAAAACGAAGATACTTTTTTTGCGCCAATAGTACGTTTTTAACATTCCTCATCGAAGTTATGGACACCCCCGCAATGCGTGAAATATCTTTTTGTGTTGCTCTATCTATCGGATAGTCTGTACAAAGGTACCCCGATAACCACACTGCTGCTGCTGCGATTGCTCGGGCGGATGGTTTAGTGTGACTACATTCATCCAAGTAAAACTTTTTGCATGCTCTATGTAATTTACAAAGCAAATCTTCGTTTAGCCCAGGGTACATCTCACGTAATATCCATTGCGTGCACTCATCGACTAATGACACATCACTGGAACTATGTGGTGCCACTGCATGTGTGATCGCTCTCACTTCCTGAAAGGACGCATTGCACACAGTGGCGGCACTCTCGACTCCACACTGTTTTCCTGTTGCATGCTCACGTTTTATCTCTTCTTTAGCAATTTTTTTAAGCATAGTATAGACTATCGTATATGGATCAGCGAAGCATGATGCACAAAGTTCAATGATGAGTTTGTTGCACACTTCACACATATACACCGAACACCCGGGCCCGTTGTGCTCCTCTTTCATATCATGGAGCGTACCCATCTTAACTTCTGATTCAGCGCGTCCACATATCCAACAATGTTTTTCTGTCATATTAATCCTCTTAAATTCAACCATTGCTATGCACCACCAGGGACGCTGTATGCGCACTTGGAGATGGGTCTCACCTCCAATGTGCCCCAATCATCCACCTTATAATCCAACTCTTTAAGCACTAATTCTTTCGCTTCGCTCTTCGTTTCGGCGATTGCGAACGCCAGCCCACCGGTGTAATCCGGACTAAAACCAGTCCATACAAACAGTTTTAACTCACCTGTGCCATACGATCCGTTCTCGATCCGGTACAGATTTCCACGCGGCTCTCGAACGATTTCCACCGTCCCTTCGGTGGCGAGTTCGTTCACCACGCGGCGCACATATTCCTGGGTGTAATACAACTCTTCCGCGAGTTTGCGGCTGTTATCGCATCCGGAAGCGATTGCTCGCGTGATGTCTTCTTTTGCTGTCATCATGTACCCTCCTCAACCATGTAGCCGGGAACGTAATCTGTGTTCGTTTTGAGAAGTTCGTTCAGGCAGGACCAACAGATGAATACGGGTCCATACTCTCCATCACTATCATCAAATTCAATCCCGGGAACGTCTTTTTTGCCACATGACAATAGTTCTTCCTCACCATCACTATTGATGATCAGTTTAATTGCATCGCAATCACCACATGTGTATTTAGCCGTTCCTTCGGGTCCGTATTTGCTTGGGAAATATAAGGTCATCATGTTCCTATATCATGGCTATGGTATTTAAATATATCGCCGCCAAAAAGTTAATCAGTTAGTCAGTCAGTCAAGGTGAATTCAATGGAACATGATGTCGTACAGATCACAGTCGATCTGCTAAATGACAACTGGAACGCTGCCAATGTCGATAAGCCTACCATAGGCATCAGCGAAGACATAAAACGGCTCGATCTCAACAACAAAGACGGGATTCTTGTTTACGAAACGGGTCCGAAACTCCGTGAAAAAGGAAATCTCTTTTATTCAGTCGAGGATTTGAATTCATTCGTTTCTATCGACATCCGAACCATCAAAAACAGAACGCGGCTTTACGATCTCATCACCGAAGTGGATCGAATCCGGACACTGAAACGCAACGATCCACATACTGACTGGCATACTATCTATCACCTCCGCAGCACCCCATTCACGAACAAACACACTCTCCTGTGGCGTGAGGTTGTGGAATGGCAGTTCGTCAGGAGGAAGGTGAGTCTATGAGTTCTAGTTATAACTTAAAAACGAGGATACGCGTATGAAACTACGAAACACAACGGGAGAAGGGCGCAAGATATGTGACGGAGATCGCTGCATACTCGTTGGCAACGGCGAGGAGTTCGAGGTCTCCGACAATCTTGGCAAAGAACTGATCAAACAGGGATTCACGGCAATCAAGTCGGAATCAACAACTAAAGGAGGTAAAGACTAATGGCGGAAGGTACTCTGATTTACAGGCCAAATTTGGCACAACTGACGTGGGCAGAGGAGTCGTCTTTTAATGAAACGCCGACTCAAGGCGCACAGACGACGCCGTTTGGGGTGATCGATGAGGAAGTCCGGCTTCCCGATCCAGAGATAAATTACTTCGCGCACAGGAACATCGGGGATGGTGCGGATGTCTCTATTGTCACCCCTGGTGCGAGAACACTATCCGGCAGCATCCCCTTCCTCGTGCAGAACGGGAAGATACTTGCGATGATGCTCGGTAGTTGTGACACCACTGGAACAGGTCCCTACACACATACCATCACTGGAGCGCAGATACTTCCGAGTATGTGCATCGAAGCCGTGATGAATGACGGCACAAACGATTTCCTGAGATATTTCCGGGGCGTCAAGATATCTGGTGGCAGGCTATCGGCAGAGGAGGAAGGCGAACTGAAGGCAACGATCGATATCGAGGCGGCTCTGGCAGAGGCAAGCTCGAATACCAAATCCACTCTCGCGGCAGTCACGACAAATCCGTATGTCTTCCATCAGGGCACATGTACATTCTGGGGCACGACATTCGCCCGCGTCCTGAACTGGTCGATCGACATCAAGCGATCTGTGAAGCCGCGCAGATACATCCAGAGCACAAACGGAGCATTCCCGTATGAGATCAACGAGGGAGCACGTGACATCGAATTGACAGCAACGATCGTGGCAGCCGATGATCTCGGCACTGGAACGCATGGAACGGAAGCGATGGAAGAACTGCTATCCCCAACAGCAGCCGGATTCGATGTGTCATTGGTTCTGACTCGTGGCGCAAACGACACCATCACGATCTCGAACCCAATTGCTCAGAAGTGCCATCTGAAATCCGCTCCACACCCGCTTGGAACAGGCGAAGACTCTCCGATATCGCTTTCGATACTGATGAAAGGCGTTGAGATCACGGTTGTGGATTCGATCTCAAGTTATCCGGCGGAATAGAGGTGCACAAATGGAACAAGACACGTTACCAATCGGGACAGATGAAAACGAACTGTATGCAGACCAGAACGAGCGGATAGTGGTGATCCCATACAAAGGTAAGCGATGGGAGTTCACTGTCCGCGACCTGACGTGGGCGGAACACCAGACTATCGCATCGAAGATGGCACGGATGCGGATGGGCGGCAAAGGTGCGACAGACGCGATGGTGGACATACTCGAAGGCAATATTGCGTATCTCCTGAAAGCGATCGTCAAAGCCCCGTTCCCGTTAACCCGCGCATCGTTTCTACGGCTCGACAAGGAATTCGGGCGATTGCTTGTGCAATACATCATCGAGAATAACCCCGCGGAGGCTGAAGAAAAAAACTCCGAGCAGCTATCAGAGGACACAACGTAGACCCATATTACGCCACAGTGGTGATCGAATTCACGCTCATGCGCGAACTCCACTTATCGCTATCTGAAATCCGGAAGATGTCCATGCGCGAGGTGATGGGGCTGATGACGCTGATAGATGAACATGCCAGAATCATGAAGGAGAAGATGGACGATGCCAGACGATGAGATAGCCGGATTGAGCGTTGTCGTGAAGGCTGAAGTAGAGCAGGCGACAAAAGCACTCACGAATCTGTCACGGCAGTTCGAGAATACTGTAATGGTAGCGCAAGAAGGCACTGCAATTCAGGAAGCCTCTTTTGTCGAGGTTGAGCGTGGGATGGATCGCAACCTGAAGCAGCATAAAAAGCACAGCGAAGGTGTGATGGGCGCGCTCAAGAAGATCGGTTTAGCGTGGACAGCGATCACCGGTGCGGCAACTGCTGGTATTTATGGGCTTCTCAGGGCGTCATCTTATGGTTCATTGTACTTCGGACAGTGGGGCGCAATTACAAAAGACGTTGCCAATACTGCGATTAAGCCGTTGATCCCTACATTGAATGATGCTACAAATGCGTACAAGCGATTCGCCGACAATCTCAAGGAGAAGGGCGTATGGGAAGCATTGAAAATCTCTATTTTAGATGCCATTGACTGGTTCAATGGTCTCGATCTGAAATGGCAAGCCGTCATAGTCACACTTGGAGTACTGATGGGGGCAACTGCCATCGCTGGGGTCATAACGATACTCCCGACACTATGCGCCGCGGTTGGTGCAGTGATAGCAGTCCTCACGGGACCGGTGGGGCTTGTGCTTGCGGTTGCCGCCGTGATAGCAATCTTCGCATCGTGGTGGTCAAAAACAGAGGACGGTAAGCGAGTGATCAATGATCTGAAAAACGCGTGGGATACATTTAAAAATGATGTGAAAGACGTTGGATATCTCACTGCTGCGAAAAACGCGTTAGGTAATTTTATTGACTGGATATTCTCTCCGGAGCAATGGGTAATAAAAGATAGCCCATTGGATCACTTTTTAAGATTTTTCACTGAAGATATCCCCAACGCAGTAGATGATATGATCGCCTATATCGGGGACATAACATGGCCATCCATCCCAAACCCGTTCGACATCGATTGGTGCGCTTATATCCCGGGATGGGTTGCTGGCATCTTGGGGATATGTGATGACAAACAGAAGACTGACTGGACGATAACATGGCCCGAGATATCCAATCCGTTCGAGGGCATCTTTGATCCGATCACTGATTTCACATCGAAGGCGGCAACATACGGCGGCAATCTGATCGACAATCTGGTGTCTGGAATCAACACAGGAATGCCGAGTCTGGAGGATGCTGTCAGTGGGATCACGGACACGTTGAGCAGAATAGGCAACGGTAGATCAAGCAGCAGTGGAAGTAGCACTGGTAGGGGCGTTCCTGGCGACCATATAACCCAAAGTTCTTTCTCTCGAGCAGCCGCAGAAGAGTTTCTCGGTCCCGGTTATTGGGACATCTTCGAGGAAGGACATCCAGTTAATTTTAACACGATGGGATGGATGGCAGCATATTGGTCTTCTCCTCAAGATTTACGAGATGATATAAATGAGACTGCAGCATTGTTTCGGAGATTAGGGGGATATAGTTGGTTTTGGACTGGTGATGAATATAATCCGCGACACCGATTATATTTTACCGTTGATGGGGATCTTATTCCAAGCTCAGAAGTCACATCGTTGTCCGGTGGTAGATTTGGTGAACGTCCGACAGTTACACCAGAGTACTCTGAAGGAGGTTACGTTCCCATCACAAGTCCTGCATTGGTACACGCGGGCGAATACGTTGTGCCACGTGGTGGAACGCTCGTAAAAGAGGGCGGACTGCCCAACGTGACGATCAACCTCACCGTGAACAACGGCACACAGCGAGACTCAAAAGCGCTTGCGGACGATATCTCACGGATCATCTCAACCGAGATCAGGAGGCTGGTGAAGGCATGACGCGCATAGTCAAACTTACGCCTCCGTCTGGCATCGGTGGTGCAGACATCGAACTGAATGCACAACGGGTGGACTACAGTGTCCGCAACGAAATCGAAGCAGATCAGAGACCAAACGCTGCCGAATGCCGCCAAGCACAGATGCACAGCAGCGTATGTCTGCTGACAATTACCGGAGTGTGCATCGCGGAGAATGGCAACACTGCACTCCAGAACCTCGAAGCATTGATCACCGCGGCGTACGAATGGTGGGGGTACATCTCGATAATGGATCAGTCCACCTACCCCAAAGTTACATGGCGTGGCGGAACAGATGAATACATGCTGATACAGCGGTTTGCATGCACGGATCGGGCGGAACTCGATGCAGATGAGTTCGATTACATCATGACGCTCGCAATCGACACAGCACCAACGGGGCGGTAACCATGACGCTTCAGGTCATACTCACGGAACCCAAAGACCTCGGCACGGGCACGATCACGCTCAAAGCAGAGGAGGTGATGTATTCCATTTCGAATCCGGTGAAGTCTGATCCTGTGGCGATGATGACGGAAACTCAACAACTGCAAGTGAACGGTGGTGTGGCACAAATCGACATCACCGGTGTCATATCCGGCACCTCTGCAACATCCGATCTGGCAGCACTGCTCACAGCGGCAAAAGAGTGGTGGTGGTATCCGGCGAATCCGGCGAACAACGATCTCACAGACAAAACGAACTTTCCAAAGATATCCTGGCGCGGGAAAGAATATTACATGCTGATCGCATCTCTCAACATAACCGATCTCGCAGAAACGGACGGGAACGAATTCGAGTACACGATGAGCATTGCGCTCGATACGCGGAGCGTGGTTTGATGGCTTTTGATATCAAAATCGGCGATCCTCTCACGTCTGTAACGGATTTTTCCTCCCTCAAGGTGATCGACACTATCGCCGGGGCGAAACGATTCGAGGCTGTGTTCGACGATGCAAACGGAAAACTCGGTACGTACAAGCAATACGATGATGTTCAGATACTCCTGGATAGCACGGTGATCTTCAGAGGCAGAATTGAATCGATGCTGCCTGACTTCGACACGAATACAATCGAGATCAGTGGCAAGGACTATCTCGGGGAATTGCTTGACCGGTATGTCATCGAATCGTACACCTCCAAACTCCGCTCCGAGATCGTGGATCACATCGTGGAGAATTATGCACCATCACTCACCAGGAACAATATTTCTTCCTCACCAGCAGATACCGAGATCACGCGAACCTTCAAGACAACCGCGTGGGACGTATGTGTTGATTGCGCAAATGAGGATGGATACCGGTTCTGGGCTGATACCGACAAGGACTTCCATTATGCAGAGAAAGGCTATTCAGATAGCGGGATCAGTCTCACGCTCGGAAGTGACTTCATCAAGAGCATCTCCATCGAGGAACACGGAACGGAGATCGTCAACCGCGTCACAGTGTACGGCGCTGGAACAGGCTCATCACAGATCGCCGTGATGAAAGAAGACCCGGCATCGCAGTCACATTACGGTGTGATCAAAGAACATCGCATCATCGATACACAGATCGCAACAGAAGCGGAAGCAGAGAAGGTGGCAGACGAATACCTGTCCGAACACGCGTGGACGCTCGATATCGTTAACATCTCCACTATCGGACTCGCAACATTGAACGCGGGCGAAAAGATGCACCTCACACTTGGACGGTACGGCATCGATGATGACTTTGTCGTGATCACAAAGACACACGAATTTCCTTCTTATTCCACAAAAATACAGGTTGCACGATATGCAAAGCATCTGGAGGGGTTGATTGCAGACCTGATTGGCAGGATACTTTCACTCGAACGGGCGAACATGGACGATGATGCGGTGATCGTGCGGTTCGTGAAATTCTATGAGGATCTCGGGCTCACGGACACGGTAGTGATCACAAAACGCGATATAAACGATTCATTCCTGTTTGGATCCGGTAAGTTCGGAGTAACGAAAGTTGGAGATCGTAGGTCACAGGCGGTGGTACTGTATTCAGGAGGAGGTGCTGCGTAAATGTTTTTAAGTTATAACATAAAAAAGAGGTTGCAATGATAGTCGATGCATGGTTACAATTGGTGCGGGATATGCTTTATGGTGATTCAGTCACGCAAGTCAGCCATCTGGCGGTTGGTACTGGAACAACCAGCGAGACTGCGAACGATACGGCTCTCGAGAATGAGGTATATCCAGATGGTTCGAATCGCAGCGCAATAGCCACCAGAACAAAACCGTCCAGTAAAGCCGTGCAGTTCCAGATGAACATATCTGCCTCGCAACTAGGGGGCGTTGCGTTAACCGAGTGCGGGTTATTTAACGCTGCTTCAGGCGGGACGATGATGAATCGAGTCACACACGCTGCAATAAACAAAACAACAGATTTCGAACTGCGTTATCAAATTTTAGTAACCGGGAGTGATGTATAATGGCTATGAATGTACAATTCGATGAGGTTTTCGAGCATGTGATGATGAATGCTGTCATTGCCGCGTGCGAGGGCAATGGTGTTCTGGACGGGCTTGCGGTAAGCGAAAGAGGCGCAGGCGCAAACATGAGCGTGGATGTTGCTGCGGGCAGTGCATGGATTGATGGTACGAAGTATACCGAAAGCAGCACCGTGAATCTCACCATCTCCGCGGCAGATGCCACTTATGATCGCAAGGACTTGGTGACGTATGATTCCAACACATCCAATCCGATCGTAACTACCGGTACAGCGGCAGCAACTCCCGAGCCGCCGGACATTCCCTCCGGCAATATACTACTCGCTATCGTGGATGTGGCGGCAGGAGCGACACAGATCACGAGTGCAGATATCACAGATGGACGGGCAATGCTCGATACAAACGTTGTCCTGACAGATGGTTCGCGTGCCATGACCGGTGCATTAAAATTTACGGGCGCAGATGAATTTAATCGTAGAATATATTTTGATTACGATTCTATGCATTATGATTACATTGATTTCGATCCAACTGCGGAGGTAATGGAGTTCGTTCTTGATAGTGGTGATACTCTTTTATTAACCAAAACAGAAATCACAGCATGCGAAGATTTGTTGCCTAGTGCTGATAATAGTCGTAAGTTAGGTGACACGACAAAGCGATGGGCAAACATCTATGGTGTAAATGCTAATTTCGACAATCACAACCTTGTTGCAAGTGATATACCTAACTTATCTACAGATAAACTAACGTCTGGCATCCTCCCTGTTTCTCGTGGCGGCACGGGTGTCGCAGACGATAGTTATGATGCAGATAAGGTGGATGGATATCATGCTGGCAATTCATCTGGACAAGTAGCAGTTAGTAATGGTACAGTGTGTACTGATCTCAATGCTGATAAGGTGGACGGGTTTGATGCAGGAACAGATGAACTAAATGTATACGCGATCCCGGCTGGTGGGTATTATTCAGTGTTGTATAAAGGAGCTGCCACAGGTATAATCGAACTTGGTCCATCAACTGACGGATACCAACTTACAACCCATTATACAGGCGGTCCACCAACATGGGCTGCCGCATCCGATCTCATCTTCTCCGATACACACTGTCCGAAATGTGGCAAAAGATTCGAGACCGGAGACACACTTGTCTTATACGTAGTCGGACACAACGAGGTCGGCGACACTCTCACAATCCCGATGCACAAGGATTGTGCTGAAGCACCAAAGAAGACCGTCGCGATCAAGCGCAAGGTGTTCGAAGATCGACATGTTCTTGATGAACTCACTGGTGAAACAAAGATACAGCGAGTTGGGAAGACACAGAAGAAGACCGTTACGAAACATAAACTAAAAGAAGGATATGAACTCGACCATAGAACCGGTAAAGCAATCAAGATTAACGAAGACGGTTCGAAGGATGAAACGCAACATGATCTCTCAATCGCCCTCGAAACAGTGGAAGAGACAATTGACGAACCAGTCTACGAAGACGTGGAATATGAGATATGACTCGATCAGATGCTGAACTCTGGCGCATCTTGCGTCGTCCGAAGCACGATGGAAGCGGTAGAGGCATCGGCGCAAATGCTGGACGCGGCGGATGTGACGAATCCGTAGCCGATCGTAGAGGGATGCGAGAACGGGAGCCGCCCCGAAATAACATGCGATACAAGGATGCCGAACTCTGGCGTATCCTCCGGAAAGTAGATGATCCAGATGCGATGATCTACCATCCCCGAATGAGCAAGGCGCAGCTCATGGACATTCTGAAGCGAGATTATGTGCTCACGCCAGCATTCATGAGCCGACTCGAGAAGATCAGCCGTGTAATGAAGAAGGACGTCCTGGAGACACTCTGGATGCTCCACAAGGCGGTCTATGCCGCGGGGGTGGCAAAGCATAAGGACATCACGAAAACCGTCAACACGCTGATCCTTCGGAAGACAGGGAAGCGTGATCTGACGATTCCTGCTGCTACTTTGAAGGCTGCCATTGAAAAAAATAATCTGTTGGACTGGCGCCCTAAATCGCCTGAGATGACGGCACGTGATGAGCGAAAAAAACTTGAGAAGATACACAAGGATGTCCCGACTTTCGCTGATACATCACGCGGCGAGACACTCAAGACGGTGCGCATCATCGAGGACGAGCTTGAGAAAGGCGACTACACGGTAGACAAGATCGCCAGACGCATCGAGAAAGAGACTGGAATCGACTTCGAGCGTGCGCGGATGATCGTTCGCACGGAACACACCAGCATCGCCAACAACATGCGAGATCGAAGGTATGCCGAGCGGGACCCAAACGATGAGTTCCGGTACGATTGGGTTGGTGCAGATGATCAGCGCACCACAGAGATATGCAAGGCAATCAAGCGGCGGATATCGAAAGAAGGGAAAGGCAAAGGTGTGTCACGAAAACGTCTGCATGAGATCGTGAAAGAAGAGAGCATCAAAGGCAATCCTCCTGGATGGAAGTACCGTCCGCTGCTCCCACATATCGGATGCCGACATTCGATGGTGCGGGTAGTCTAACGTTTTTTAGTTATAACTAAAACACATGCTAAACACAAAAGTCCAGAGGAAGAACAACATCTCGATCACCTCCAAAAAACTCGAGGAGGGCATGGATCGAGGGCTCGATGATCTCATCGATCTGATCTTCGAGTTGAGTCAGCGATATGTAAGGAAGGACGAAGGAACATTGCAGAAAAGCGCAGAACCGATCCTTCGGGAACATCTCCGAAAAGAGGTGATCTACCGTGCGTTCCATGCCCGGTACGTGGAATTCGGCACTGATCCGCGGGAGAAAATGCCTCCGGTGGACGTGATCGAGAGGTGGGTTGTGCGGAAAGGGCTCGCACGCAAAGGCAAGGCATCCAGGCAGACCGCGTGGGCTATCGCAAAGTACATCCAGAAATACGGAACAGAACCACACCCGTACCTGCGCCCTGCTGTGAACGAGGCGCTGGTACGAGCGAAAGAATTCATCAAAGGCGAGATCAAGGCATCGATCAGCGAGATCCGTTAGTTCCCGATTTATCAACTCGATTCCTGATCATCTTATCCAGCAGCACCGTCCGGCTGAAATCCACATGCTGTTCCACGTATGGCGGCATTCCGGCAGAGGATATCTGAAACAATGCATCATCATCCACGCCGTGAATATGCACCACAACAAAGAGCCCTTTTTTCCAGCCATGCCCGTTCGCTGCGATGTGGAAATGCTCTCCATCCCATCTAAGATTTCCGCCATAGTCTATGCCATCATACGTGAATGCAAATTCTCTGGTTTCGTTGATCTCAAAGTCATGTGATGGCTTTGTGCCGACACATCCACACGATGCCGTGACCAGCAGGAGCATCAGCAGCAACGTCAATAGTCTCACTGCGATCCCTCTCTTTCGCGTAATCGCTCGCTCGCCATCTGCGCTGCTTCATCAATGAGGCGATCCTGCCTCTCCATTCCGTGCCGCACACGCGATGTCAGCGCATCACCGATCAGTGCAAATGCAAGCGAATAGATCGCAACCTCTACAAGTTCCCACCGAAGCGAGCCATCGTCAAACCATAGCAACACAACCCCGAAGACCATGAGCAGCGTCATCAATGCGCCAACAATGTACATGAGCCACCCGACTATATTGAGGATGCTGTCGATAGCTCGGTATACGATGTCGGGGCGTTCTTGTGATTCATTATGCTCGTTCATTCAATTCCTCCAACCTCTCTGTGATCAATTGACGGGCTGTCCGTGTCGGTGCCGGCATCAACCCTTCTCGTTTTTTCGATTCCTCTTCCAGTGCTGCGAACACAGGTGCTGGTAGTTTGATTGAGAGCTGTTTTAGTTCTGACATTTATTTATATCTCCCATATACCATTATTTCATTATCTGGAACGTCCGAGTCAATACGTACTTGTAACCCATAGACCGAAACATACTCCGCCCAACCACACTGTTTGGTATCGACTATTGATGGTGTAATTTCCTTCAGCAAATTGCGCCATGTTTTCTCGTTTAAGTGAAGATATCGGGGGATGTGATTGTCGGATAGGAATCTGTCTTTTGCTGCCATGATTTTAGATATTAGTGGGTACGCCCCCAATGGAATATCATCGACTGGCACCCACTTTTCGCCATCCCATCGTTTATCGTATTTCTCTGCCATCACGTACGCAAGCCATAGTTGTTCCATTGATGCACACATTATTGGACTGTTTTTTCTGGAGTTACTACACGTTTTTGATACAAATTGTTGGATAGTATCCCATGCGTCATTGTATGACGTTTTGATCATCGCCTGCAACTGGTCTTGTCTCGGCAGCCAAATTACACAATCATCATCACCATTATGCCAATTCCTCCAATTACCACACCATTGATAACCAAGTTCACTATTATACCCCAGAAGTTGTTTATGGACTGTGCAAAAAAAATAATCTTTTGATGATTCGGCAGAGGGTTTGTGGGTTTGGATTTCATCCGCCTTTCGGCACATCTCAATATACTTTTCTGATGTATCCATATTATATTACATTACAGCACACCGTTATAAACTTTTCTACATTACTTTTAATCACCATTCTTTATATATCTCGACAACTAAATACACATCGATGCCTATCGCAGGATACAAAAACTTCGATGCATGTGTCAAAGGCATGATGGATAAACAGGGGTACGATGAGGAAACCGCTCGCAAAGTCTGCGGGAAGATCGAGGCTGATATGAACAAATCCGCCGATGATCTGCTCACGGAGATGAAGGCGGAGTACGGGGAAGAGACTCGTTTGTTTCTCGGAAAACTCAGCGTAGACATCAAGGATAACCAGAACGATCGCATCAGTCCAGAAGCGTTCGAGAAGGTGATGCCGATCTTCATGAAACGTGGCGTTCTGATCGACACACACTCCAACAAGGTGGTGGGGAAGCCTCTGCGATACTGGATGCGGGACGGTGACAAAGGCACAGAAGTCGTGGTCGGCTGGCAGGTATATGACGACTACAGCATCGATGACGACATTTGGAACAAGATCCGCGGCGGTGACTACACCGGACTCTCGATCGGAGGCATGGCACTGCCGGACAAACAAAACATCGTTTGCGGGAAGGATGGCTGCTATGTCCAGATAGACGGAATCGAGCTATGGGAAGGATCGGCAGTTGAAAAGCCCGCAAACAAAGAGGCGAAAATCATAGCAGTGAATGAACTCGCCAAATCAGAAATCACAGTCATGCCCGAAGACGGGCTTATGGCAAAAAACGAGGATATTATGGTAGACACAGAACTTGAGAAGGAAACCACGGAGGAAACCCCGTCTGCCTCAGAAGGGGAATCCCTCGTGGAGAAACAGGACGAAACAGCGCCTCCGGAGGAGGATGCCGGTAACGACATCGAAACCAAACTCGAAGCAGTCATCGATCTGTTGCAGAGTTTGACTTCGCGGGTAGATTCCATCGAGGAGCAGCTCGCCCCTGTCGAAAAGCAGGACGATGAAGACAAGAAGGACGAGGGCGAGGAGACCGATGATAAAGACGAGGTTGAGAAATCCGAGACTCCCGCGGTGGATATAGACAAGGCGGTCACTGATGCTCTTGAGAAGAGCGTTCCGAAAGTGCTTGAGAAGACACTCCAGAACATGGGATTCGTGGCTGCGGACAGACCTAACATGAAGGGAGGCAAGCCTCTGATCAAGGACAGCACGCCGAAGGTTCTAACACTGGAGGAGATCGCAAAGAAATCCTTCGATGAACTGAATCATCTGGAGGTGGCATAAATGCGTGGATATATCAAAACCATCCATGATCTCGAGCAGATGTACTACATCGATCCGCAGGCGCGGCAGTACCTGACGAAAACAGATGCTCCGGTCATCACGACTACCACAGGGGTGTACAACCCGATTTATGGTGCGAAGACGTGGATACAGCTCAATCAGGAGATCAATGCATGGTCGGTGCTTCCAAAGATTCCTTGGAACCAGAGTGGATGGCGGGTAATCACCGCGAGAGGAGACACACCTCCGACAGGCGGGGTCGCTGAAGACGGTGCAATTCCTGACACCATAAAACCGACATGGGCGACCGTTAGCACGAAACCGAAGACGGTTGTGCATGCGTTCTCAGCATCCGAAGTGCAGCAGTTCCTGGGCACTGTGGATGATTCCATCGGAGACACGATGGCTGCACTGCGGGAATACTTCAGCGCAGAACATGCCGAGCATCTGAACAAGATGCTGCTCACTGACAACGACACGCTCGCTGGAAACAACGTTGAGTCTATCGATCGAGTTGTGGGATCGTATTCAGAGATCAATGGAGTCGGGCAGACAACCGGTGACCTCGACATCTACGGACTCGACAGAGACGCGGGCGCGTCTTGGACGGACGCTTATGTTGACCATAACAGTGGCACTGACAGGACGTTCACGATGGATATGCTTGATACCGCGATCCGGACGATCAAAGTCAATTCAGGATACAAGCCGAACGTCATTTTGACCGGCGAAGACACGCTTGACCGCATCCTCCAGGAGCAGCTCACCATGCAGCGCTACACCGACACCAAACAGGTCGCGGTTGGTGTAAACGGTGTGACTGTCGAGGGAATCAACACCGGATTCAATGTTGCCACCTATCGAGACATTCCGATCATTACGAGCAAGGATGTGCCGAAGGACACGATCAGCAGAGTATATTTCCTGAATACCGATTTCCTGAAGATCAAGGTTGCGAAACCAACGCAATACTTCGAGACGGGAATGAGCAAGGGCGATCCGTTCGGAATAGACAAAATCGGCGATGAGGGGATATACCGGACGATGGCGGAGTTGATCTGTTTCAACTTCAGAGCGCAAGGAAAGTTAAGAGACCTCATGTAAAAGGAGTTGGCGAGATGACTACAACAGTGACATACATCGGCGAAGATGGTGCTCTTGTGCACGGCAGACCCGGAGGAACGCAATACACGTTCTTCCGGAAACAACCGCTTGAGATCACCGACAAGGAAGATATCGAGTTCTACCGCATGAAAGAAAAGCGCGGATCGCCTTTCAGGGTTGAACCGAAACTGGTTGAGGAGGTTGTGGAAGAAACCCCCTTTTCAGATATCAAGCCAGTTGAAACGCCTGAAGCCAAAACTCCGCGAAAAGGTAAGACTGGCAAAAAAGTGGCTGATGCGCCATCTCGCAAACATTCAGTTAGGAGGTAACACTAATAATGGCTCTAACAGCTACAATAGATAAACGTTCGACATTCGGAAATCAGCGCGTCCGGAACATATCGGTTGATTTTGATAACAGTTACCCGATGGGTGGTGAACCGTTCACCCCACGCAATATGGGGTTGTCGCGGGTTAATATGGTGATCCCAACTCCGAAGGACGGGTACTCATTCGAATATGATACTTCAAATGAGAAGCTGAAAGTATTCGAGAATGTGCCGATATTGGTCGAGGAAGAAGTCGTATCAGTATCGTCTCATGTCGGGCAACTTGCGTATAAACCGCTGTATATCGTAGCGGTGCAGGCAACAACAGCAACCACTGCTGGAGCGTACAACGTTATTCCAGTAGGTGAGACTCCGCTTACGAAACAGGTGGCTGTGGATTTCACAACCGGTGCTCTGACATTCCTAGCGGGGGATGCTGTGACTGTGGCGAAGGTGACATATATTCCACAACAGACAAGCGGTCCCCTTTCAGCAGCGACACTTGTGATCGATGAAGAGGTCACGGCAGCGGCTGCAAAAGTGGCTCTATCGAATCGAGCCATAGCCGTGCAATACGTATGGGACGATACAGATAATGTACTTGATGCGCTCGAACCCGTGGGAGAAGCGCCATCTGCAACACATACAGCGGTTATCGACATCGATGATTCTGGCGACACAAAGATCGACTCACATGGTGATGACGAAGGTAATACTCTGAAGGTGACATATCTTAAGTATGCATCCTTCCCAGCTGCGGCTGCGATTGGTGACAGCGATACATCGCTCACATCAGAGGCGTATGATTTCAACGGCACAGGGAATTACCGCGCACTTGTGGTTCCGGGTCTCGGAACACAGGTAGTCGGTGAAGAAACCGGAGGCGGAAACGAATCGGCTACATGGGAACATGTCATGAGCGGCACAGCTGCAAACGGTGTCGCCACATGGGATCCCGCAAAGAACCGCCTGCTGACGAATAACACGAACGCTATGGTGACATTGGCAATGCCGTTCTTTGTACTCGATCCACTATCTATGCAATCTCATGTTGGTGAGGTTGCGAATGGGCGGGATCTGAGTGCACTGACATCGGTGCAAGTTTTGGCGATGGGCGTATGAGCGCCCATCTCCTGATTTTTAACACGAGGTGGACGGATGGCATATAACAAAGTCACGGTGGAAGGGCTCACCCCTTTTGATTACGAGTCGATCACCGTCGCCGACTCTGCAATCGGGCTGACCGCGGCAAAGTATCTCGATGCCGAACATGCAGAGATGACGCTCGAGACTGCGCAGATCAGATATCGTATAGATGGCACAGATCCAACGTCCAGCGAAGGACATCCTGTCTACGTTGGCGACCTGATCATTCTGAACAGCGCGGCGCAGATAGCGAACTTCAAAGCGACTCGCACAGGCGACACGTCAGGAGTGCTGAAGGTAACTTACTTCCATTGATGCACGAAGAGATGATTCACCGAGCCTCGCCCTGGTACATTGACGGGTTGACGGCTATCTTGCGATCTCCGCTATCGATGAAAAGTTCATCGGCATACATAAAGAGCATACGGATACCGGTATCAGAGCTTGGAAAGAACCCAACCAGTCCCCCTGCGGTCGTGCTGTGTGGCATCACGCAAGGATACAAGTTCACGTTGAACAGCGACAAAGCACATTATAAGAAGGCAATTGATGATAATTATGCTGGTGGGGATCTAAATATGCACTTTCACTGGACGAAATCCACAACGAACAGCGATCAGAGTGGCAACTGGAGTATCTGGTATTCAACGGCATCAACGAGAACTGCAATTCCGGAGAGACTGCCGTGTCGGTGGAAGACGTCTACGAAAGCGCAGTTCCGGGGCATCAGGTGGTGTACAAAACCGGTAATGTAACTATCCCTTCCAACAATTTTGAAGTCCACGACATGATCTCGATGAGAATAATGGCGGTGACGCCCTCTGGCACACCGCTGGATGATGAACCAGTGCTAACACACTGTGGCATCTCGTATCTGGCAAGACATATAACATAAGGAGGAAATAAAAATGTATAGAAATCAAGGAATGATTCAGCGCAGAGGAGCATCACAATCAGCCACGTTCGTTGTGGCAGCATCGGACAGTCTGCATCAGGGACTGGCGGATTACGTCTGCGATGGAGTGGACGATCAGGTAGAGATTAATGCGGCATTAGGCGAAGGGAATCGACATGTAATCCTTCGAGCGGGTCATTATAATGTAAATGCAACTGGCTCTCCTCCATGGTACAACAAATGGGCGATTGGGTTAGATTCTAATACACACCTTGAATTAGAAGATGGGGCGATAATAACTCTTGGAAATAACCAACATTGTTCAGTAATCGGGAATAAAGACCATATTGGGGGTAACACTAATATTATCATTAGTGGTGGTCGTATTGATGGGAATAAAGCTAATCAGACTGAATATTGTCCAGACGGCGGGACACCCGATCGTGTCGGACACGCAGTTCAATTATATAATTGTACTGATTCAATGATTGATGGTGTTGTGGCAGTTGATACATGGATGCATTCTCTAATGCTTACAAAATCGTGTAGATGTATTATAAAAAATTGTAGAGTATATAATCCCGGACGGGAATCTGATGGTGCAACATATCACTCTCAATCGGGCATTTTAGTGTGGTTAAATTCAATGGATAACACAATTGAAAACAATTATGTAATCAACAATGATTCCGCAACAGATCAACCAACGGCATGTCGTGGAATATACAACTCTGGCGAATCAAATAGAACACATATAATTAATAATGTGATTCGTGGGTTTCAAGGTCATGATAATTATGGCGGATATGGAATATTTTTTATGAACGATAATCACGATTGCGATATTTCAGGAAATACTATATCTGATTGTGATGTTGGGATCATGGGGGATGTGACTGGAACAGAGGGATTAATAGATTTTAATATACATGACAATAATATTCATGTTGATAAGTCGCCGATTTGGGTGGAATACCCAACACGATTAAATATTATTAACAATAATATTTATGCTGGTCAATCGTGGAGTTATGGAATTGATGTTAGATATGGTGACGGAATTAATATAATTGGGAATACTATCAATTATTGCACACATGGACGGATATTGGGCTCGGTGAATGTGTTATATGCTAATAATCGTGGGCAAACTACAGTATCATTTTCTGATAGTTCAGACGTTATTGTAATAGGAAATGAAGTATCTAACATTGTGGCATTACCTTCTACAAGTATTGTTAGGCACAATAGAGGATTCACCACTGAGAACTCCGGCACCGCAACCCTCGCCAGCGGTACTACATTCATAGCAGTCAATCACGGTCTCAATGTGACACCAGCAGCAGGCGACATTGTCGTAACCCCAATCGAAGACTGGGGTAATATGACAAAGTTCTGGATCGGGGGATATACATCAACACAGTTCACGATTTACGCCGATCAGAATCCGGGACAGGATGTGGACTTCGCATGGAAGGCGGTTGTGCTATGATCTCGAAACCAATAATCACAACAATAATCATCCTCCTACTCACAGGATTAGCAGGAGCAAACCATGTGACAGAAGTCAACATGGCGCTGAAAGGCACTGGAGCATCATGGGAGGCTGGGCATACCTCTGTGTCCGATCTCTCCATCGATGAAAAGCGAGCGCTCTGTGGAGCGAAGATCGATCCCAGCAAGCAACTTCACGTCACGTCTGTTCGTGCACCAAAACACGTCTCTTTTCCGTCATACTTCAACTGGCATGATATCAATGGCTCGGACTGGATGACCCCCGTACGAAACCAGGGATCATGCGGGAGTTGTTGGGCGTTCGGCGCAATCGGCGCAGTAGAAGCATGTTGCAACATCCTGAAGAACGATCCTGATTATGACATCGATCTCTCGGAACAGCAACTGGTATCTTCTTGCTGCAATGCCGGAAGTTGTAGTGGTGGATACCCAACAGGGGCTCTCGATTACATCAAAGATCACGGTGTGCCACCCGAGAAGTGCTTCCCGTACCGGGCAAAAAACAGCGCCTGCACACCATGCGATGGCTGGGAGAACGACTCTTACAAGATTAGCAATTACGTCCACATCGACATATCCGACTACAAATGGGCTCTCGAGAAATACGGCCCAATGGTTGTGGTGATCAAAGTTCCGGACGACTGGTTCTACTACAAAGCAGGAGTCTACGAGCCAGTCTGGTCTGGAGAGGTCGGATGGGCGAACCACTGTGTTATATTGTGTGGCTGGAACGATTCAGAGAAAGCATGGATCATCAAAAACTCGTGGGGCAAATACTGGGGCATGGATGGGTACGCTTACGTGAAGTATGGAGTCCTGGAAAAATACAATTACGGATACGCCATCGAGAAGCCAATAATCCCGTCACCGCCTCCGGAGCCAGGATCGTGGATCAAGCCAACATCCGCAACCGCATCATCAATGTACAGCGGGGCGTACTCTCCAGAAAAAGCAATCGATGGCAACAACAAAACACACTGGTTCTCGAAGCGATACCAGAAAAACAACTGGATTCAGTTCGAGATGAATAAGACAACCACCATTGACGCTATCCGGATGAGGATATATCCATCGTTCGTGCCGATGCCGATCAAGATTCAGGTATCAATCGATGGCGAGAACTGGCAGATTGCAGCAGACACAACAATAAAAAAAGGTGGCATGCTTGCAGAAGTAACATTCGAGAAAACGAAGTGCAGATACATCCGTATAATCGAGAAGAAGCAGTACTATGGACTGGCAATGATGACTGAGATGGATGCACATGTCTGCGAGGAGGACGTGGCAACATCATCGATCATTCTCGAATACAGCAATGGAACGAGACGAGCGATACCGTTTGATAAGAGTCTCGCCGGAGTAACGATTATATCCAACAATACAAAAACATTGGAATGGTGGAACACATGAAACTTGAAAAGATCACAGATGAAGTCATTGCATTGGTAGTGACTGGCGCGGGCACTCTGTTTGCGGGATGGATCACATATCAAACAGGACAGATTCCAGAGTTCTTCGCAGTCGGGTTCGGGATGGTTCTGATGCACTATTTCAAAAAAATGGACAGCGGGGGAACATCTGATAAATGAGCGACATCGATCCAGAACTCAGGGACAAGATCATCGAGACACACACCGACATGCAGAACATCAAGCGGATGCTTGAAGATGGACGGGAAACATTCCGGAATCATGATGCCCGGATCAGGAATCTAGAGCAAAATCAAAGTAAGGTGATGGGGATCGTAGTTACAGTCGGTTCGATGATCACGATTGCGATGAACGGTTTGCTTTGGATAGCAGGCAAGATATGGAGATAATAATATGACTGATACTGAAATAAGAGTCACCGATCAGACAAGCGGTGAATATGTCCGTACATACGAGCGCTCCGTTAATGCAACGGCTGTCAACATGCAGGCGGTTGTACCGATGCGTGCTGGCATCCAAAACTGGCTTACACTCTACGCGCAGCATCTCGGCGATGAGACAATCACATTGCCGGACGGATCAACCACAACAAAGTACATCCTCACTCGCAGACCGATGCCATCTGACTTAGAAGGTGTTGAAAATGAGTCTGAAGATACCGGTAATAGTAACACAACATCAGCATCCGTGTTATCAAAGAGTTTCTATCTCGACGAGAAGATACTTGAGACACTACAGCTGAGCGGCACGGTGCGATTCCGTGCTACAGTTGCAGTTAAGTCTTCTGGAACAACAGACATCGCATATATCGATAGTGTCAAGTTTTCTTTATACAAGATCGATTCCGCTGGCACATCAACGCAACTCGGATCGACAAGAACCGTGTCAGTGGACATGCAGAACAACACAACCACTTACCTTGAAAAATCAGTGGTGGCATTGCTTGATCTCAGTAGTGAAACACTGGAAGCAGCACAGAAACTGTACGCAAAGATCGATATCTGGGGACATACAGCCGGATCGACTGATACATTTGATGTACGAATGTCGTATGACGCGGGCACGTCGAAGACCTATGTCGAAATTGGAGTGGAGGAGTAAAAATGGCGATACTGGTGAAAGAAGAGAGAATAAAGGATGAAGAGAAAGGTGTATGGATAATAAAGCGCATCATGCGAGAAGATCATCCTACAACACGACAATGGGAAGAGATTACTGAAGAGCCCCTCCCACCAGAACCAGAGCCGACAGTTGACAGAACCGAAGAAATGCTGAAGCGGATTTGTAAGAAGCAATCAATTGATATATCTGATCTATATTCCACCGAAAAAGCATGACACTATCAATTCAGGATCACTTTGCCGATCCGATATTGGACAATCTTCCAACTAGGGAGATTGACATCGATAACAGAGGCAATTCGTCTGAATTGACAGATTATCAGGTTACGGTAGACGTGTCTAACCATATCGATAAGCAAGGGATGAGATTCGTTGATGAGAATTTGCAGATCGTTGATTACTGGGAGGAAGATTCAAATACAATATGGGCAGAGATTCCGAAGATCATTGGAAGCAAAGTGTCAGCAGTTCGATTGATGCACGGAGATATATATAGCAAGAGTGATGGTGAAGCAACATTTGAATTTTTCGATGATATAGAACAAGGAAATAAAAATAATTGGATAGAAGAAAACGGAGGCATTGAAGTTGTAACAGATTCAAAAAATGGGATATATGCTATGCGCTCTAATCAAGGTTCTGGAGGTACTGGAGAATTTACAACTGGAGGATATGCAGGAAATTCTGAAACTAATTTTATATATGAGGGATGGGTTAAACCAATTGGAAATGATTGGGGTGGATTAATTTTTAGACGTTCCGCGACAACCACTTTCTATATATCATGGTTTAATCCAAGTGGTAATGCGATAACATTGACAAAAATGTTATCAGGGTCAAGAAATGATATCACATCAGGGTCTTTTACATGTTCTCTTGGTACATGGTATAAATATAAAATTATCGTATATGGAACATCTATAAAAATAGATATAGATGGTAACAATACCATCGATACAACAGATTCGGATATAAATACTGGATATGTTGGAATTGGAGGATATAAAGATACTAATAATAGAGAAGTTGTAGTAGATGACATCCGTGTCCGCAAATACACCTCCCCTGAACCGACGGCGGTGATAGCATGACGCTGACGTTGCTGTTCAATCAAGGGGTATCGGGGTATGACGCATCCATATCGCTCGCAATACTCCCCACACTCACAAATGCATCACAAGCATCCGCGGGTGCATCGCTCACACTAAACCAGATCGCCGCAGTAGCGGATGGCGGACAAGCGAACACAAATGCAGCAGCGACACTTGCCGATCTGCTTGGTATATCTGAAAACGGTGACGCGAATGCAGGTGCGTTATTATCGCTCGCACAAGCGCTATCACTCACACAGACCACAGGGCAATGCATCGATGTGTCGCTTTCGCTTGCATATTATACAACTCTCATGAATGATGCAAATGCGACTACCATCGCATCCATCACACTCGCTATACAGCAGGGAGTGGATATATCTGTCACAATCGACTGTGGAGCATCTCTTGAAGTGGCGCAGTCTCTTGGAATCTCGGATTCGGCACAGGCAACCTCCGGAGCAGAGTTGGTACTCGGTCAGAATCTGGCAATCGTTATGCTCGCGCAGGCAATGGCAGATGCAGGGCTGTCCCTGGATGCGATACAATCCATCACTGCGACTGCAACTACAGTCATAGCGGGAGTAACAACCCCCGATGGACGGACGGTGGTCATCACATTTGATATCAGAACCGCTCATATTGCACAAGACATCAGGACGATTGTTGTTTCGTCTGCAAATTGATAAAATATATATCAGATGCATGACAATCATAGGATGTGATCACAATGGAAACGTACGAAATCAAACTCGGAGACCTCTTTGAGATAGAATGCTTCGACAAGCATGGCAACTTGAAATGGCGGGACACGATCAAGAACCTCGTAGTGGACGAGGGTCTCAACGACGTTCTCGACAAATACTTAAAAGGATCATCGTACACCGCTGCACATTACGTGGGGTTGACGGATGGCACGCCAACATTTGATGCTGGCGACACTATGGCATCTCATACGGGATGGACGGAAGTCACCGCGTACGATGAGACGGTACGACAAGATGCAACATGGGGCACAGTGTCTGGCAAGAGCGTGGATAACTCGGCGAACAAAGCAGTATTCACGATCAGCACAAACGCAACGACCATCGGTGGTGCATTCCTGGCTACAGATAACACCAAAGGCGGCACGACCGGCACACTCTACGGCGGCGGTGCGTTCTCTGCGGGCGACAAGACACTGGACGACGGCGATGTACTCAACGTGACTGTAACAGCATCGGCAGCAGCATCGTAAGCATGGTAGAAAAATCTTTCATAAAAGATCCGGATGCTACACTGGACTACGCCTTCGACTGGAGTACGCACTGGTTGCAGGACGGCGAGACGATCGACTCTTATACTGTCACGATAGCATCCGGACTCACGAAAGACAGTGATAGTGAGAGTTCCGGCACCGTTACGGTGTGGCTCTCGGGCGGCACCGCGGGGGAGACGTACGAAGTCGCGTGTAAGATCGTCACAAATCTTGGGCGCACCGATGAACGCACCATCGAGATCGTAGTGCAAGAGCGATAGCGCCTCTATGGCTCACAGTGACGCACAGAGGGGGCCATGTGACTCGTGTGAGATCGCCCCATGTTCCTATCTGGTTATGGCACATTGCGAGCGGCTCAAAGAGTGGTGTGGCGAAACCAGCCTCTCTGACGAGAGCGGTTGACTCTTTTTTCGTGTTTTAGTTATAACTTAAAAACGTGGTAGGCGCGCCTATCACCACAAGGTATATATACGATTGATGTAAGAACTATATACCATCAGTATATGTATGCTGATAAGAGGTGAAAGACATGAGCAGAATAGAAATCGACAACGTGGAAGACGTAATCGAAAAAACCGTGAACCGGTTCGGAACGATATCGGGACTGTTGCGGTACGCCGGATGCAGAGCAAAAGTTGTGATCCTACAACAGGATCAGGAGGATACAGCATGAGACCAGACATCGAACATATAAGCGATGATGAATTGCAAGCGTTGTCCTTCGATATAGTCTGGGGCGATGAAGCACGCTACGAGATAGGAGCACGAGACATGGAACGGAGGCGACAGTAATGACCGCAACATCATTAGGAGTCTTATCTGCACAGATAAGACTCTTGTTAACAAACAAAGGAATCTCTTCCATAGAAGCGATCGGAGTACTGGAGAGTGTGAAGTTTTCCTTGCTCGCTGATGCATGGGACATCGCCAACGAAAACGCACAGAAAGAGGAATGAACCATGACACAAGAAAACACAAGCATCATGAAAAAGGAAGATGCCGCGGTTCAGCCAGGCTTCCTGGACGCCGCGGTATCGATCGATGAGGCAGTCCACGCTTTCGAATTGTACGAAAAAGCGAAGGCGAGGCTGTTGACCGATGCCGATATCCTGTATATCGGGAGCAATGGACTGCCGGCGAAGAAAACATCTCCGGGCGCCACACCGTATATCAAAAAGTCGGGGTGGCGCAAGATGGCACGGTTCTTTGGGCTGTCGGTCAATGTGTTGCACCGCGAGAAGATATGGGTAGAGGACGCGAAAGGCGCATACTACATCTGGACATATCTCGTCACGGTGTCGCATCCGTGCGGCGCATCAGTGACGTCTGAGGGCGTGTGCACCTCGCGGGATAAGTTCTTCACGAAAGGCGGAAAAATAGCCGCAGATGAGGCGAACGTCATGCTCAAAGCACAGACTGTCGCCATCAACCGCGGCATCAGTGATCTTCTCGGATCAGGTGATGTGTCGGCAGAGGAGATCGAGACGAACATCGAAGGCGGGGCAGATGATGCCCCTGCTCCTTCACAAAACACGAAACCGCCTGCGAAGAATACACCACCCCCTGCCGCGGATAATATCCACGAGCTTCCAGAAGGAAAAGCACTGGTTGGAACGCATGTGCCAGCGAAAGACGATCCCGCGTGGGATGAACTCGGGCTCAACGAATACGAAGTTGAGACGATGGATAAGCGCGGCACGCACTACAAAGTGAATAATCATAACGTATGGTGCACCCCGGACGGCAAATACGTCTACAGCGATGCATCATGTTTCCTGAAGCCGGTATGCGCTCCGATCATGATCGTGTCGTTGATCAAGGAGTTCGGGACTGAGATCATGAAAACGAAGTACCCGAAGATCGCGGTGATAGCATGAAAACCACCACAATACCCGAAATCTGCATCGAAAGGTGGTATCTCGAAGAAATACCCGGAGGAGAGTTTGCACTTCAAGTGAAAACAAACCCTCTCGACAAAACTTTTGATGGCGATAACAAACGAGAAACGTCGTTCATGGGTCGCCTCAGGGAGCACAATGTGTGCATGTCTCCTAGTGGGTACCTGTACACTCATCCACACAGCAGAGAGGAGGTCCTTGATGCTGCAAACGTTATTGATGAAGAAATCAGAGCGCATAATCAGTGGGTAAGAGAGGAGAACATAGCACGTAAGCGTGTCCGAGATGATGTATACGCAAACATCAGTGATCTTTTTGGCGCGGGCAAAGAAGTCAACAAGGCGGTGCTCTGATGAATGAAGCACAACTACAATACGAGAAGAGAGACAGCATCGTCCTAAAACGCAATGCGAAGGGCGAATATGCGTGGGACGTGAAACTGTACTGGGATCGCGACGATGCAGATGCGTTATCTGTTGTTGATGAACTGCAACACATCGATGAGATGTTGAGAGAGAGGTTTCTGTAGCCTCTCTCCGATTTATTTGTAGGAGGATAGATGG